CTGACTGATAATTAGTCGTCGAATTATTAGCATCAATACTACATTGACCAGATGACCCACCACTATCAGATATTGCTAATTGACATGGAGTAGAACCAGTTGTATTAAATTGATAAATCCATGCATTGGTGGTGAAGTTCAGTTGCATTGTTATTTGTCCAGTATTATTATATGATGATGTTGTTGATATAGGGCTTATATATCCTCCACCAGTCGTTGTACCACCATTTACACTGAGTATGAATTGATAATTGTTTGCTTTATTCGACGAACAAGACGAGTTTGTGGACCAACTGTTAGACATTTGCATATTTAACGTAAAATTAATTGGAATTGTACCTTGACTACTATTTGTACTTCCAAATGTAACATTTGACACATTTGCAGATATCAAATTTGCACTGAGACCGGGAGTGGGAGCAGAAGTAGATGGAGCGGGAGCAGGTACCATTCCTCCCACACAATATGTAGATTCACCACCGCCTAACCCGTAGTTGATTGTCTCCGTAGTTGCACAAGTGCTGTATACAGATAGTCCCTCATACACATTGCAATTTGTAATAGCATAATTTACTATCAAACCACAGAAAAATAATCCCAATACAAATATTACTATTGTCGGAAGATTTGACTTAGAAAAACGACCCATTATATATTATATTAATATATATATAATGTTTGACCCAACACGATTAAATTATAGCCAAGTTCCATATATTCCATGGAAAGGTAAATCATTCACACAAGTTACTTCATCTATTCAATTAAATCGCCCATCGGATAACATAGAAAATGCCCAAGGACCGATTTTATTTAAAGCCCTACCATTAAGAATATATCGCCGAGAATTAGCTACGGCTAAAATATCGAATTGCAGTGAACGTATTTCAGCAAGTATTGACGAAATGAATTCTCCTGGTGGGTATTTAGTCAATCCGGGATATTCATCAACTGTAACACAACCGTTTCCACATGAAGGAATTCTCGGCACATTAAACCTTAAATTGCCGAATAATAGTACGGAATTACCCGGTTCATGCAGTTCGTTAACATCCGATGGCGTTTGTTTAGACCCTGGTAAAAATGCTTTAAATCGCGTGCGTAGTGCCGGAATGATACGCAAAAAAATCAATTATAATCAAAATGTAGAACCATATTGCACTACATCTCAACAGTATTTAGCAACTCGCGGTAAAACATTCGACCAAAATCAATTCAATTATATGAAAGTCGGAAATCCATTGGCTAAACCTGGTTCGAATGCAAGTATTAATAATGTATACGCAGTAAATACCAATATCAATTATTGTGAGGGTTTAGCCACTAGCACTGACCCTGCTCGTAATTATATTCCCGTCTACTATAAACCAAATAATTCTCAATATGCCCAAGAAGGTGCGGTTTCATCCAGCTCTCGTATTACGCGATTAAATTACAATACGATTACCAGTAATGGTGCCATATATACCAAGGCATATGGTAGTCAGGTCGGAAATGCGATGTCTTATGGTGTGGCGAGTGATGCATATACGGTAAAAGCCAAGATTGGATATCCTAATATATGTGTTCCTCGATTTTCTAATCTTCCTAACCAAGAAGGGTTCTCAAAATGCGACGTTTCACCGCTAAACAATAATTCGATTGTTCCTGGGCCATTGAATATCTAATGATGATATTGAGAAAATGCTAGTAGTCAAATAATATTATTTTACAATAATATTATTGATATAGGTCCTAATGTCGGCTACTGCGATTATTACGAGTATAGCGTTTTCCGTTTTCTTTGCATTTATAACCTTTACTCCTACCTTTTCCCTTGCGAGTACGTCTGCCTCCCCAAAACCATCCTGCTTTTAATTTGCCATTTTTCTTATACTGTAAAAAAGCAGTCTTGAAACTTTTAAAAATAGGACCATTAGGGGCATCTGCAAAAAAATCGGCTTGTAATTTGTTTGTCACATTAGTTAATTGAGCTTCTGTATATAATTCATCTTTTTTTGGCGGAGTTGGTAAATCAATTAATTGCAATAATGGTTTTGAATTCCAATAACCTGAATATTTAAGTTGTGCCATTTTGAATAATACGACCAATAAATCATCATTGGTAGCTATTGGTTTAGCAGTTGAACCATTCGCTACAGTTGAACTACTAGCTAGTGCGGTATTTAAATATTGCAAAATGTTTGAATAAGTTCCTTTATTTATTAATATTTGTATCAATAATGCTAACAAAATCACAATATTCCATAATTGTGCTGGTGATTTTTGTCCCACTAAATTATTTGCACGCATAACTCCAGCAGCTCCTGAAATTCCAGCATCTGGGCTGTACATTTTTATAACTTCTTTCAATTCATTTGCTGTAGGTGGGTCTGATGATTTAAAAATATTTCCAGAACGATTAGTATAATTATTAGTTAATTTATTATTAATCATTGCAAAAAATCCAAAATCTGCATATAATCCCATTATTATAATTCTAATATATTTTGAGATATTATTACAAAATTACTTTGACTAAAATGTTTGCAAATATTGTTCCAGTCCTTCTTCCAAACTCGTCTTAATCGTCCATCCTAAATCCTTGATTTTTTGATTGCTAATATAATATCGCTGGTCATAAAATATTGAAGGTATACATTTATCGTACTACTACGAAGTTAAATGACACATGTGTTATTTCACTTCGTAGTAGTACGATAAAGGTTAAACGGCCTATCTTCGACATATTAGATCCATTGATCGTAATCTTCCGTCCCTTTAATCATTCCGATTAAAATTCGGGCAATGTCCAAGACAGAATATTCCATCCCTTCATCACACCCAATATTATAGATTTCACCAACCGCGCCTTTATCTAAAATAACTTCAAACGCACTGGGCCACATCATCAACGTGTACAAATTCGCGAACTGTATTACCCGTTCCTTGGACTGACACTTTTTTCCAGCTTATTTAAATGTATACTTTTAATATTTTATGACCACTGCGTGGTAAATGTTCGCTCGCAGAGCGAACATCCACTTACTGCGCTTAGTCATAAAATATCAAGTAATACCAATCATTTCATAGTAAATCCGTAGGATTTTATTTGGCATTATAAAGGTTAATTCATAAAATATATTGTTACCGTTTACGTAAAAGTTTACATAAAGTGATTTATTTCAACATTATTTTGCGTTATTGTTACTGTAGCTGGGGATTTGGCAAAATTGATAAATGCATTATTATGATTAGATGGTGCAACCATCGGTGCTACTAGTGGAAAATAACTGATATTATGTTTAATACACCAATTCACGCATTTTTGACTGTTTGATTTAATCAATGTATCGATTTTTTCTTGTTTATGTTTATTTTCAATTAATGCTAAAGTATAATAAATATTTTCAATCTGTTGTTGTCCAAAAATGGCATTATATTCTTCTATTCGACTAGTAAACGAAATCGATAAAGGTACTGATAGAAAACGCGAAACATTAATATTCGACAAATCTTTGCTAGATAAATCTTGGTCAAATCCATTATTTATATTGGACCATTCATCAAAATTAACCATTTGATTAAATGCATTATCTAATACTGGAATAATATCCAGCATCATTGTTTCATCAAACAAAAATCCTTTACATACCACATATTTTTCGGAATTGGCATATCGACTAGTTTGCGGTTTGGTAATAAATACTTTTTCGTAAAAAGTGGACAATATAGCCAAAGCATCCAATGTATGTTGCATAAAACAATCGAATATTTTCAAGATAAAACTACCACCCTGTTTCTGCATACATAATGCATACACTATTTGGCCAAATAATAGTTTTGCGATGTGCTGCTCTTGGCTATTGAAATCGACCGAAAAATCAAAACCACCATCACCCGTAATAATATCCATTTTACCGGCGTACTTTTCTCGGCAATATTTGAAATTGGCAGGTGATAATATATCACCCGTTTGGTCAATACCCGTTTCGATTTTGACATTGGGATTTTCTCGCAAAAAATGCTGGCTCTTTTTCCATGCGGGAATATTCGGGTCTGGAACAGTGTCTATAATCGTCATACCAATATATTCATCGGATATGCAATTTCGCATATGAGCTAGAGCTTCGATGAAACCACCAGGTCCTTCAGCCAAATGAAATGATTTGAACCCTTTTACCACATTATTTGGCGTATTTATAACTGGTTTAGGTACATCCAATAATCTGAAAAACTGGACTAATTCGATCATTTTGAAATAAGAACGAGACAAGGGTTTCAATTTGCAAATACTTTTGCGTTTTCCGGGAATATTGGTGTGAATATATTCGTATGGATTTGTGTATCGTTTAAATACGTCCCAGTCGTGCTCTTGGTGGTCAATGCGTTGTTTAATATCGGCCAAATAATGGGAGAGGGAATTCGAAATAATAGGACTAGATGTTTGGTCAGTATGCGTGCATTTAATTGATTTATATAATGTGGGTGAATTTCGCGGTATTTGAAAATGGATCATTTTAACAAATTTTTTAGGTTTTTAATATTTAATAAATAAAAAAGGTAGGGGTCGATGTATAAATATATTGGTAAATGTTTATGTTAATTTATAGATATAATACAAATAAATGGAGGGAGACGGTAAAACTTTTTTTGATGAATTAAAGATACCAGAATACTACCCTCCTTCAGACCATGACAATATAAAAAAATGGGAAGATGCATATAATATAGCAAATTATTTAGAAAATAGTTCAAAGAATACGACATTTTTATTTAGTGCCCAACATAAAGATTGTATTATTCTTGCTACCATATTAACTGCATTATATAACAGTCATACAATAATTTGGCGAACTGACGTTGTTAAAGATATAAAAATTGATGATGACACGAACGAAAATGAACACCATAAAAACGCAGTTAATATGTCTGCATCGCTGTCGTTGCTTGATTTTGAAATGAATGAATCTGCGAATTCATATTTATTTAATGGATCTATCTCAAACGTAAATAAAGGTACATGCGATAAATTATTACAAACTTTTGGGGGTTATTCCAAAATTATTAAAATAATAAATAAATATCGCGAAAAACTTGAAAACCGTTATTTATGTGTATTTGAATTTGATGATGAACAGTTAGATAGATATGTTAGGTTGTCTGGAAGTTTTGGCGGTAATCACGAATATACAGATGTAACAGATATGAAAAAAAAAATAATAACTATCAAACAAAAATATTTAAACGACCAAAATTCAAGAAATAATATACAGTGTCGTATACTTACTACGCAACCAAATAGTATAAATCCATACATATCACATATTTTAGAACCAAATAATAAAATATATTCAGATATGAAAAACGAATTGATAGGTGCAATATACGAATTAAAAGCAGAAGAAGAAAAAAAACGACTAAAAGCAGAACAACTAAACGCAGATGAAGAAAAAAAAGCAAAAGAAGAAGAAGAAAAAAAAGCAAAAGAAGAAGAAAAAACAACTAAAAAAACCCAAATAACAGCAGATGAAGACTTAAAAACAGAACGATTAAAAAACACTTGGAGAATATTTAAACCCTTTAAAGGGTTTAGAGGTCGTTGGTTTGGTGATACTCGAAGAAGACTGTTTGGTGTAAGACGAAGTAGTACAATTACTGGAGGAAGAGTAAATAAAACTCGACGCAGAAAATTCAAAAAACATACTCAAAAAAATAAACGACGTAAAAATAGTCGAAAATAAATCTACTCAATTTTGCAAAACGATAACTTATAGTTGTGCAAAATTATTATTATTTATGGTTTACTCGCCGGTCTGAATACCACCTTTTTACCATAGACAACTGACTGTTCTTTAGGTAATTCTTTAGGTAATTCTACATTAGCCTTTGGACTATTCGCATCGACAGACGGATTTCCAATAATGACCTTGACTTTAGGACCTCGTAATTTGCGAATAGTCGATTTCGTTGCACTAATGACAGATGCAGTTGCAACACCTTGCTCACCCTTACCTTCACCTTCACCCATTTGTTCCCCCTCATCCTCCGCTTCTCGTCTCATCATAACTTTACCCACTTTCTCAGCATTCACATTTCGCATCTTTCGATACACAAAATATCGGTTCAAGAATGAAATCCGTTTTTCTTCAGCTGTCATATCCATCGCCGTTCCATAATCAACCTCTCGTCGCCTATCTCGGTCGACTTCATCTACCATTGACCTGTACAATTCATCGAACAAGCCTGACCCATATGGCAGTCCCATCGACCTAGCCTCCTCCAGTCCAATCGTAGCAAACCCATAATCTTCCAAAACCCGCGTCAAATATTTGAAATTCACCAAGAATTCGCGAAACACTTTGCCAATACTTTCTTGGAAAACATCCACCGGATACCCCAAAGATAATTCGTCTTCAGGAAATCCCGACTGGTCATATTCCTTCGTAATCTCATATATTTTCTTATCGCCACGTGAAATGACCACACTCTCGCCGCGTTTCTTTTGACGCAACAAATTAAACACTGTTTGACCATCATAACACGTTCCGATAAAATACCCACCGATTTTGGTACATTCGGCCACATTTCGCAAGAATGAATGCATGGACCGGTCGCTTTCGAAGAAATAGTGGAGTGCAAATTGGCACGAACTGACATTAAATCCAGCCTCACCTAAACCATATCTCTTATACACACCTTCACCAAGTTCGCCCTTGTCTTTCGGCCCTTGGCCAAACACCGCCTTGGTAATCTGTTTGTCTTTTTCGCTAAACATCGCCTTTCCACTGCGAATATTTAATCCACTATTTCCATTGACAAACAACGCCCCCGGCATTTTGTGGTATTTTTTGCGGAAATTGAGAAACCGGGCACATGCCCCATCCACTCGGTTTTCAATATTATCTTTGGAAATATCTACACCGAAAACAAAATCCAAATTGGCGGACAACCATTTAGGCAAATCGCCGGCTTTTCCGACCGCATAATCAATCAACGTATTACCGCGATTAGACACACCCAAAATCAACTTACGTTTGACGAATAAATTGTGGAAATCGCGCAACGGTTTTGTATTCGTATCTTGGCCAGACCGGTTATAATACACGTCATCATCGCTCGCCATTACTTCGGGAATATTCCGGCCAGTGCTAATCATTTCCTCAGTCACAGGATTGTGAATAGAATGCCAATTGCTATTGGCTACGTGATAAGCATTGCCGTAGTTTTTCAAACCCGCACGCAATTCATTGGTTTTGTCATAACGCACTCTCAAAGGTACCCATCTCCAATTCGCTGGTTTGGTTGGGTCATAACTGAATTCGACAATGGTATCTTCCTCGAAATATTCGTGCTCTTCCGTTAACATAACTAAATCCGAATTCCCATTATCATGCAACATAATATTGCATACAGATGCTTGGGCATCATATGGATTGGTTGGCTGGAATGGTCGCGGTTGATAACTGTTTTCATTATCAATATCGGACGGTGTAGGCAAATGGTCGTTTATCATATCCAACATCGGATTAGTATAACCGTGTTTTCGCTCATCATATCCACACATCAAAATCAGCGTTTTATATTGGGCCACGTTTTGTATTCCCGCCAAATTAACACCTTCTTGGAAAATATGATGTACTTCCTCTTTTCCATTCTTGTCTTTCTTTATTGAAACTAAGAAATCGACCGTATTGAATTTCGCGGGTTTCCATTTGAACGACAATTCCCATGTGGTTTTATATAGGGGTCCGGCGTGTCCAATGCGATTACTTCCAACACCAGTACTCGTCGGTGTGAAAATGAGGCCATCTGTATTGTATTCATATGTTCCATCATTGACATTCGACAAAATCGTAGCACAACCATGGAATATGCTAACGTCAGCTGAGCTGTAAAACTGTTTACATTTAATTGTAAATTCACAAGCGTGTTTATCGGCGTCTGGCACATCACCTTTAGCCATTTTCTTGGTCGGATCACTTTTGGTCGGGTCACTATTTCCCCCACCTACATCCAAAATACTGACGGGTTTCAGACCTCGAATAAAACTGGACAATAAAGGTAGACGGAAATTGCGTTTATCATCTTCTAATTGCATAGGAATAAACCCCAATTCGCGAACACTTTTGTGTTTGATGAAATAAATATCAAATGCCGCATACAAATTGATAAATCGACCATTTTTATCGTATTTAATATGTTCACCGTCCAAGAGACTATCGTGAAACTCTTTGTCCTTGGTCGTCGTTCCAGTAAATAGGACATTCATATTAGTATCGATCATATAAATACGTCCATTAGGAGCCACATATAATAATTTGCGTTCACCATCAGCCTTATCGGTCACAGTATAATTGGTCCGAATATTGGGAACATTGGACCCATTTCCATCCCCATCTAATGATTGTACATTTTCCAATTGCAGAGTAAATGACGATGGGCCGATGAAGTCGCGGGGTAAAACACGGCGAGATTGTTTATCTTGGTCTAATCCTTTATCTGGTCCTTTATCTGGTACTTTATCCGGTCCTAATTCTTTACCCGTTCGTTTTTCATCAGGGTCGTGATGGACCATTCGCAAATATGTCTGCAAAACTTTATCCCGTTCACTGTATGAAATCGGATAATTAGTCCCCTGTAGTCCGCCCAGCACTATGCGAATACAACGCCGGATTGCATCTAGAAGAGGTGCTGGGTTTTCAAAATCCGTTCCCATACCCACACGGCTATTATCGATTTCCAATTCAATCTCATAATGCTCTTGGTCTGAAAATACTTTGGCTTCTTGGATAGTATATTGCGGAATGGGGATTTCTTTGCACTGTCGCGTCATTATCTTGGCCGACCCTTTGACAATACTCAAATCTGCAAAGATGGGCAATGTGGGATGTGCTAGACGAATACGATTGATATAACGGAATAGTTTTTTCGAGTCGGACCATTTAGCGATAATGGTTTTTGCCAAGTCGGACCGAATATTGTAATCTTTTTCCATTTGATATGATACGCGAAAGTTGAAGTCGGGGAATTCGACAAATTTCAATGGTCTTGAACCCCCCTCTTTATTGTCGGCCACTTGAGGGGGAGTTTTTTGCGTGAATTTGATTTTATCGGCGGATGCACCAGAGGTAGAAGGTAAATCGATGAGTTTTTGGAGACTATTTGTTCGGCAATATTCTTGGATAAGGTCTAAACCCATGACTTCAGCACGAACATTGGAAATCCGGGTTTCACCTTCTCTTGTTTCCATATATTCATTTTGAATACGCAAAATATGAAATCCTTCAGGGTCGGGTGTAGAAAACCCAGCAATCATTAGTTGCTTAATAACATTATCATAGTCGATTTTGGAAATAGGCGGAATAATATGTCGGCATTGTCGGTCTCGTTTATTACTTGTACCAAATCGCACTTCCAACTCACTTACACCTCGTCTTTTATCATTAATGACGGGATTACTCGCTAAATAAAATTCGACCATTGTATCAAAATCAGCCTTGGAATTTGGATCTCTTTCACCATTTTTAACGGGTGGTGGTGTAAGCGGTGGTGGTGAGAAGTCCGGACTATGTGGTTCTAAAATTTTACCGGTCGACATTTTAATATATGAATTAGTATAAGTTATATTCATATATTATTTATTTTTTATAATCATTCAATTTTGCAGAGCTATTACATTATGCAGAGCTATTACATTATGCAGAGCTATTACATAGTCCATTTACACCGTTGCATAATTGCATCATACCAGTCCGCCTTCTTTGGCTTTACCACTTTAGTAGCCCCTTCGGGCTGTACGAATTGTGCAATAGTAATACCCAATTTTGCAGCATACTCTTCTAACTCGGGCATTTTAAAACTAGACGCAGCTTTTAATGGACTAGGAGATGAATAATCGAGCAAAACACGACTATTGCGAATTTCTGCTAATTGGTCTAGTCTAGCCGCGGTCAAATTCACCGTAAAATGTCCATCCCGACTTCGCATAAATATATATGTTTCGACCAATGTTTCAGACGCAGGAATACTCGGACAAAATTCCAAATATGTATTGGTAGCTTCACATAAAACGAATGCATTTATTTTGTAAAATAAACACATGATGAAGAATGTGGTCCACGATGTTTTTTTACTCACCATAAGCTCGGCTTGTGTCTCTAAAATACGCGATTGGCTCAGTTTTTTACTGGCCGGACCTCGACTACCTTTGATTATTGCGGGATTTGCCTTGATATAATTCAAGATGTCTAGTTTTTCTTGGATTTCTGTGTTTTTATAACGATTACCAATAATGTAATAGGCGGGTTCTCCATGAAAAACAGTATATATACACCAAAATAGGGTGTCTTCCTTAGTTGGTTTGAATAGCGATTTGATTTGTTGTTGTTGTTGTAGTGGTTGTAGTTGTAGTTGTAGTTGTAGTTGTAGTTGTTGTTGTGGTTGTTGTGGTAAACTACTTGGTAATGTATTCGGTGTATTTGGTATTATAATTGTTGGAGGGTCTTTACTTGAAATAGATAATGTATCCATATTATCTGTAGATAACATCCATTTTTCTAAATATTGAATATCATCGACATTATCAAATTTCTTATGTTTATAAAAAATTTGATTTAAAAACGAAAATGAATTGGCAGAAGTCATATTAGACATTATTCTATAATACATATCACAATATCTTTATATAAATATTACAAATTATATAATGATGCAAAATACATTTCTAACAATTCAATGACATTTCAACCGATTTTTCATCGAAAAATGTTTTCTTAAATGTCAATTTTTGTGTTTCATTCGACTGTAATGAACTTTCTTGGTCTTGTATATAATCCAAATACTCGTGCAATTTTAATAAAGTATTTTCGGGTAAAAAAGATAAATTCACATATACACCACTCTTATTTTCATTCAACTTTATATTCGGATTATTTTGCAATATTTTCAAAACTTCAATATGTTGTAATTTATTCATCTGCTCAATACGCGTTTTCATCGTTTCCAATACATTAATGTTTTTTTCCATGATTTATATAAATTGATATGAATAAATTCATTTATATTGTTTATTCATCATCATTGAATTCAGTCGCATTAAGTTCATATTGCACATTACTTCCACCTAAATGTAGTCTCGGTTTATGACCATTTTCATGGCCACGACCATGTTCCTCGACTTCATTCAATCTGGCAATAACACAAATATAAGCATCATTCAATTCAAAGCGAGTACCAATCACTCGTACAGTCAATTTAGAACCCTCTTTTACCGAATTAAAACGGTCATCTAAATGATGATGGTCACGTGCTACAAATACTGTTACAGGTATATTCCCATCGTCATCAATTACTTGTGCATGAATTCCGGCTTTAGTCATAGTTTTACAAGTGCATTCAATCAACATTCCTTCGACGGGTAGACAAACCATACATTCAAATACCACGTGAAATTCCACATATTCCGACATAATCGACCCACTCGAATAACTGATAATTTTCACAGAATTGGGTTTAATAAATCCTTCGACAATACATTTTCCAGCCACTTTTGAAATAACCTTCACTTCCAAATTCTGTTTTACATTTTTACCAATTTCTGTAATAGCCAATATAACCTTGGTATCCAAAAGTGACCTCATATAAACGCCAAATATTTTACGGTCATTTTTACCTTGATTATCTTGGTCGGGTTTTGGTCGTTTAAATGTAACAGCCGCCATTATTAACAATATAATATTGTGCAGATTTTATATTGTTTATTTTTAAACAAACCATTGTGTCAATTTTATAAGGTTATACATATGTTATATTATTTTGCTTGATACTTGGTAATTCCATTATATATTGCTTGCTCTGGATTTAAATACCATACTTTATCGCCGTATTGGTCTTCAGTTCGTTTTCTCAAAATCATTTCCAAGATAATACACATACCCATTTGCAAAATATCACTCGTTTTATCACGAGTACGTTCGATTTTATATGCATTTTGGCCAGTTCCATCATCCAATACCGCATTTAATCGTTTAACTACATCGGCTTTTATTAATGCATCTATACGCGTCCCCGTATTATTCTGTTTTTGGGTCAAATCCTTGGTACGAAACACCATTTCTTTTCCAGTTTTAAACATATTAATAAATCCAATAATCGGTGAAAATTTGGCAGGATTGATTTTAAACATTTCATTTAATACGCCAGATTGTTCAAATTCTCGCACATCTTCTGGCTCTGCCTCTGTCCAAGATTTTTGACCTGGTTCGCGAGGATTATCTGAATGCACATATATTTTCCAATTTGTTTTATCCACAATTAAAAACCCCGATAATTTTCCGATAGTGAATATTTTACTATCTAAATACTGTTTTACTTCTCGTTCGATTTCATCCATTTGCTCTTCGCTTTTAATTTTGGAATATAAATGCGAAATCAATACTAATTTATCGTGTGGAAGCAACATATCTACCATATGCCATATGACAAATGTAATAATCTCTTCCGGTGTGAATTCGCGCACCAATTGCAAATGATTAAATACTAATCCTGCATTACGATACCAATCTCGGTCACCCTGTTCCAACTCTTTATCGGGAACCGTCGTAGCATTTGTCAATTTTTCTTTGAAATCGGCCATAATCGCAAGATATGCGTCTAGACCTCTAGGTGACCTAGGTGAACCATCTGCATTCTCTGGTTGTTTTCCCAATTCAGATGATGGTGCAGATGGGAAATCTTTTGGTACTTGCAAATTCACCGCACTACGTTTAACATCAATTGGAACTGCGCGTTCAAATACAGTGACAGCCTCGTCATTAATTTCAATTGGTTGAAATGCATAAATATCTCCTTTATTTATCAAATTTCCGCGTCTTCCATATCTATCGACCAAGAATTCATTTTTGTTTTTAATAAAAAGTGTTAATGCCGAATATATTTGGTCAATTGGATACTGTTTAGTAATATTAATCCTATCAATTAATTCACTAAATTTGTAAAAATGCTCACCCTTTCCGTCACGTTCCCTATCAACATCGCGGAATATTTGGCGTATTCGTTGCATTAATCGCGCATTATTTGCATTGGCAAATTCGGTCGAATATGTATCTTGATTAATACGACCACTAATCGTTGCATTTGGCCTACATTGCAAATTACAATCGCCATAATCACATACGTCGGTGTGTGGTCTATCGCCGATTTTATATTTAATTCGTTTTTGACCAGTCGATAGTACCAATTCGATTTCTTGATTAGCAGCCAAAGCATTGATTTTATCCACAGTAAAATTCGTCTGACCAATATTTAACAAACAATCTACCGCGGTTTCTTTCAATAGTCGCGTGACTTTGCCGATTTGTTCGGCCTTCTTCTTGGCTAATCTATAAACATACACATCAGCCGCCTCTTCCATTTGATTGGTTTTCAAAACAGTAGCGTGCATATATATTTCGACATTTCTCTGTGAAAATTCGCGCAACATACAATGGCTCAAATTGCGCACACCGCGCCCAATAATTTGCTCAATTCGATTTAAATTATACCAAGGTTCGATAATATGAATTTGGCGGATACATTTGAAATCCAAGCCTTCGGACCCCGCCTTGGAAATCATAATAACTTTTACCATTTCCCCCGATTTATTATCAGGACTAGTTATATTTTTAATTTCGTCGGCATTATGTGGAGAAAATGCTTTGTCTCCCGTAATCATCACGTATTTTGCAGGGGAGAATTTACTACCTGCAGGTAGCTTACTTCTAGGTTTCATAGTTAATGCATCCAATGGCTCTGTTGGTGGACTGGCAAAAAGAGATGGTGTATTTGCAGCCGAACCGTATCGCGTAAATCCCATTTCTTCCAAGGCAAGAGCCATCGGCACAATTCCACCATCAATATATTGCGAATAAATCAATACAATACCCGTCGAATGCCGAATAATTTGACAAATCCGGTTCATCTTGGCACTATATTTGGAAAGCAATGATGGAGCAGGTCGTTGTGTTTCTGGATTAATTGTTGGCCGACTATTGAAAATACGGCCATATGTTTCCAAGATTTCGGGTCTGTATGCAAAACCGTATTTTAATGGTACTTTTTTCTTGCTATCATCGATGTATGTCATGACGCTTCTCATACCGCGTTTTCCAACCATGGATGCCATTGGACTAGTATCATCTTCATCGCCTTGTGCATCTTCATCTAATTGGTTCAATTGGTCCAATTGTTCCAATGAATTATTACTATCTAAACTACTTTCAACATCTTCTCCTTCTAATACTAGTGTATTGCGGGCAATACGCGCGTCCAATTCCCGACTAGGATAGACAATATTCAGGGCTTCCAAGGGTGTTTGTAGTCGTCGAAATCCAAACCGGTCCATATTTTCGAATGTGGGTATATTTTGCCCATTCACTTCTTGGCTCATAGTATTAATAATTAGTCGATACGCTTTTTCTTGGTAGCTACCGATTTGGCTGGTATAAACGGGTAAATTATCCATCGGTTCAGTTATCGGTTTTTGATTAAGTTGAAGAGTTGGCAATTTGTTTTGTTTTGGAATTGCTTGACCTGCCAATGACCCGGCGGCTTTGGCCAATGACCCCAACATTGAACCGGGTTCTGAAAAAGTCTGCTCAGGAGCAAAGTCCGTGGGATAAATGCGATATGGGAACGTATATGGATTTTCACCGCGAATATACGATACATATCCAATGAGTTTGCGATGAAGGAGGTCTTCGCCACTTTCCTCAATTGCTTGTCCATTTTCGGCTTTCTTGGCCAATCTGAAATTACCATCCTTATCAAATACTTCTTCGGCCGTAATAGTGGCCCGTTTATCATTCAAATTCATCAAATTGACTAACCATATGATTTCCTTTGGCGAATTATACATGGGTGTGGCAGACAATAGCAAAAGTCGCATATTAGAGCAATGTTTTGCCAATTTCATCAATGATTGACCCGTTTTCCAATCTTTGTTCTCATCCGTCATGCGAATATTATGCACTTCATCAATAATTATTAGACGATTACTAAATACGCGTTTAATATTTTGTATCTCCATTTTTCTCTGATCTTCCGGTGAAAATCCACTATCATCTGGAACGGACGTTTTCTTGGAAATAAAATTGGCTAATTCTACATATCCCATAAACACATAATATTGATTAATAATCGTTTTGATTTGACTAATGACGCGTTCTTTTGGCATTCCTTTTAAACTCGTGGGATTTATTTCGCGAATTAACGAATCGCCAATACATGAGTGAATAGACCACATTCCATCGACTTCCTTCAGTCGCCGTTCGTCAAACAATTGCATACGGAAATTCGCTTGAACATTGGGTGAAGCCACAACTATAATACGTTGTTTAATACCGACTTGTTTCATGTATGAACGCATTTCTTCAGCAATACCAATCGCACTGCATGTTTTGCCACTACCTAGGCCATGGTACAAAAGTAAACTATTATAGGGCGTTTGAAATGAGAGGAAGTTTTTGACGAAAATTTGATGAGGCAGGAGTTCGAATTCTGCGCTACACATCTTATCTGCCTGCTCTTGGATTGATTTAATAGTTCCATCGAATTCAGTATCTTTGAACTCTTTTCGTTGAGCGATTTTTAACGCAAAATTGGGGTCGTCTAAATCCGGATATAAATGTGGGAATTCGGTATGTTGCGAACGAGTATCGAATTCCACCTTTTCTTTTTTACGCAAAAAATCATTACTACCTTCATCTAATGTAGGAAACAAATCGTCTAAGATTAGTTTTTTTGGGTCCTTTGGTTTTACTAAACCTGTAGCATTTGGGTCTAATGGTTTAGCCAAATCTTGGACAAGGTCGTTGTCCAACGGTGTGGGTAACTGATTTGCCAATTCATCGGCCTCTCCTTTTTCGAATTCATCGGCCTCTCCTTTTTCTAATTCATCGGCCTCTCCTTTTTCTAATTCATCGGCCTCTCCTTTTTCGAATTCATCAGGTTCATCTAATTGCTCTAATGGTTTTAATGGTTTTAATGGTTTTAATGGTTTTTGTAATTTCTGGTCCTCTTGCTCTTCTCTATTTAAATTACCAACATTTAAGTTAGGTATAGGGTCACAATTTCCCGTTTTTTTATTTCGTCGGGTACCTCGTTTACATGGTGTTTGCCTTTTTGCTTTTTGTTGCAAGACATTTTCTTGGACATTTGGACCGGTTGTTTCCAAACCGGCTGTTTCCAAACCGGCTGTTTCCAAACCGGCTGTTTCCAAACCGGCTGTTTCCAATTTAACACTCAATGACGGATAAGGATTAGGATTTGCTACGTCTTGTATTTTTCTAGTCACGTTTATTTTTGGTTTGAACACAACCTTTTTTCCAAGAATGGGATAAATATTGGGATTATTTTTACTAATATTAAGACTATCCGGTTCCATAACTTAAAATATATGTATATATTTATGCATATATTTTCACGAATTGTCCAAGATTGCAAATAGACTATAAATTCTCTATTGTGGTCTTTTTACCGTGGCATTCTCGACATAATGCTACCAAATTATCAATGTGATTACTACCTCCGTATTCTAAACGAACTTTATGGTCTACCTCAAACCATGCATTGAGTTGGTCGCCACAATCCTCGCATTTCCAGCCTTGTCTAGAAGCCACGAATTTCTTCTTGGTTTCACTTACTGACCGCTTAGTACCCTTTTTCCCAGATTGCATCATTCGATTTGCATATTGATTGGACCCACCTCCTGTGTTAGGCATTTGCAAAACGGGATTTGTGTAACCTTGAGATAGTCCATTATTATATGCATCAAGTCCAAGATTGGATAGACCTCCAGAAAAACTATGTTTGGAGGTAAAATCCAAGATAGGTGCAATCATGGACGTTGTGTTTTTATCTACAGGTAAATATTTTATATATTCATTCGATGTCATTATAATATTTTTTGCATGATTGGGATTTTTCTTGATTAACCAATAGATTATTAATGCACCTAAAACTACTCCCCCCATTTGATAATATTTTTTGTACGATAGTAATTTTTTGAAATACTTTCCATCGGTATAAATGTGTAATATTAATAGTCCGACAACTAAAAACAAAACAATTTCTATTCTCATGTCCAAGAAAATATTGACCTAGTTATATTAGTAAGACAAATTAAGGTAGGGGGCTCTGCCCCCCTACGACCCCCCGCTAAGTTATATTGGCGGGGTCATATGGGGCAGAGCAGCCCCTAATAGTAGGGTTAAATTGGCGGGGTCATAGGGGTCATAGGGTCTGCTCCCCTAATAACCGGATTAAATTGGCGGATGGTCGTAGAGGGGGTCATAGGGGGGCAGAGCCCCCCTAGTAGCAGACGTATATCAAAATAAAACACAACACCGTAAAAACCGCCACGATATATTCAAATTTTAAATGATAACGCTCCGATATTTTGATTTGTTTCGGTATATATTTCGCCCTATAATTGTCCAAGGCAGCAAACAAAGATATTTCCGATTTATCCAATTGTTTATTGATTTTGTTATGCATAAAATGAACCCATCGAATAAACGAATCGCGACTGTCTAAATACGGCGAAACCGGAAATTCATCTAAAAGACTGCTAAATTTATCGCCAATCTCCGGATTAGGAATAAACAACGGTAAATTCTGAATAAAATCGTAGTATTTGCGTTTAGTCACAGTATTCGGTATTTCGGGATATGTGTGTGCTACTGTTTGCAAAAAAAACCAATAATGTGGTCCCCACACTTTAGGGTCGAACCGCTCTGCATTTAATGGAACAAATTCTGGAGGCAAATATGTGTTCGCTTTATTCAAATCATGTTTTTCATTATAATTCATTTTATTATATGCAGAATGGAATTGAACAATGGAATAGAATAAAAGTATATAAAAACTGTTCGACTATAATAACAGAGATTTACCGAAAATAATAATATTTTAATTATGCAAAATGATGTTTTTTGTAATAATTGTGGAAAAATAGGACATATGTATCATCAATGTAAATTACCTATAACTAGTATTGGAATTATTGCATTTCGAATACATGAAGGTATTCCCCAATATTTAATGATTAGACGTAAAGATAGTTTGGGACATATTGATTTTATGCGGGGAAAATATTCGGTATTAAATAAACATTATATTCTTAATATGCTAAATCAAATGACAGTCGATGAAATTGAACGAATGAAATCTGGGAATTTTGATACATTATGGCAGGCTGTGTGGGGAGGTAATGCGATTTCTAGCCAATATAAAAACGAGGAAACGTCGGCTCGCGAAAAATATAATATGTTAGTGAAAGGTATTTTATTAGATAAACATATTTTCACCTCGGGAACTTTGGAGAAAAATGTACAACATATTAGTAAAGAACGAGTAAAAACATATTCATATAATTTGGCTAGTTTAATAGAAGAAAATAGTCAAAAAGGTAATTTATGGACTGAGACTGAATGGGGATTTCCCAAAGGTCGACGCAATCATTTGGAAAAAGATTTCGATTGTGCATTGCGAGAATTTAATGAAGAAACCGGATATGCAACGCATTTATTGAAAAATGTGCAGAATATTTTACCATATGAAGAAATATTTACAGGGTCGAATTACAAATCATATAAACATAAATATTATTTGATGTACATGAAATATGAGGATACACTGAATGTTGGAAAATTCGAAAAAGCGGAGGTTAGTAAAATGGAATGGAAACCGATTGACCAATGTATTGAATGTATTCGAGATTATAATATAGAAAAAAAACGATTAATTTCGAGAGTTGACCAAATGTTGTCTAGATACAATATGTGTTTTTTGTAAAACTGGGTCCAATATATTGCGTGTACATTATTTTTTATTACGGCGAGTTTTTTGATTTTGTTTTTTATTATGATGTGTTTTTCCTCCCCAATATCCAGCCATTTTACTTGCACCAGCAATTGCTGCTGCTGCTAAAACACAATATCCAGCTGCATTACAAATCCAATCTTTAGTAGACATTTTCCTAGGACTTTCTGGTTCATCTATACTAGGAGATTTTGTTATACGATGTCTTTTTCTTATTGTAAATGGTCCTTTGCCATATTTTTCTGCATAGTATGGTGGAGGTTTTTTAGGGCCTTCTTGTTCATCTTCAGTAGTTTCTCCGATTGTTGTCCGACGTTTTTCTTTTACATATGATGGTTCTTTTTCTTGCATTTCTTTAGAACCCCACGTTGAACATTCTCTACATGTTGGGTCTAATATATAATATTTATCAAATCCCATTGACTCAAAACAATCAATTAAAAACGATAAAGTAATTGTATTTTGGTTACGCATATTTCTAAAACCAGAAATAATATATTTTGGAGTGTCTATCTTCATCTTATTAGTCCAATGTCTAAATCTAGCCGTATTCTTTTTTGCCAAAATATTTGCAAATTCTTTATCTTCTTTAGATACAGTTGCTAATGTAAATCCATTATCTTCTGGGTCATCTGTACATACTACATATAATCCATAATTTGGACACCATTGTTCGTTTTCTGGTAACTGTGTACATCTGTAATCTCCTTTTTCAGTGCAACTCCTACAATTTTCATGTTGACCTGGTCCAAAATAAAAATTTCTTTCAAATTGAGGATTTGTTTGAGAAAATGCGTTTTTTCCGAATTTGAACCGGGTTGGTTTATATAATTCTTTAATATAAGGCCCCATAGATGTATATTTTTTTGCTTGAGAATTGTCGGCATATTCTTTATATTGATATTGAATACCACCAATAATATATTCATCTATAGATACTCCATTCATTCTAGCCCCCTGACCATAACTATTTAATTCTCCGGCAAATGATAATAGGTTAACATCTTGTGTATTATAATAATCAATCTCAATATCTTCGCTGCCATGTGCTTGTATATATAATGTTATAGCAGGCATATAATATGAAATATATTTTGTATTTTATATTACTATATTATTACGCACTATAATATTTTACACTAGTTTCATCTATAATGGAGGGGTCTTAATGGTTTACCACTACGCAGTCTGCCCGTATGTTCCCTTAATTAGGGAGTGGGATTTTAAGGGTATACCACTACGCAGTAGTCAACCCTTAATTAGGGAGGGTTTTTAATGAAATCCGTAGGTTCCCTTAATTATATCATTAATTATATAATGGGACCTCAAATTAATAAAAATAAAAGTCAAAAAAAGCAAAAAGGCGGAAGTATATCATCATTTTATAATTCATTAAATACAGGAATATATGGGTTTTTTAATAAATTAACAGGAACTGACCCAAATGATGATGAATGGAGAAAATGCGTACTTAAATATTCAGTTATGACAGGAGTATTAATATGTATTTCAGCAATTATTCTAAATATCATTAACAATCCAGGTTCAGCATCTTATAATGTTCAAAAATACTTTTTCTTTATCGTATTTCCACTAATTATGATTTTTGCAATTATTCTAAATATAAATCGCGATACAAATAGTGCATATTCATTCATAAAAATATTTGGTATAGTTTCGATTATTATAGTCGCAATATATTACTACTCACAATCAACCGGCAACAATGTAATATATAGTGTATTTACGAATTATATCGTTCTTGGATTAATCATTGCAATTGGTTTAGGAATTTCATACAATGCAGTCGTTTCATACATGGAACATTTAGAAGGATGGCCAGGATTTATTGCGCAATTGATTTTTTATATTCCCTGTATCTTATGGGATTTATGGTTGTATATATTTGAACAATTTAAGTTAACACCATACGCAATATACGCATTTATAATATTGGAAGTATTATTAGTGGTACTTTATTTTTACTTACCAAATATATCAAATTCGATAACAGGATTAAATGATGGGCAACAATTATTAACGGGCGTCGTGTATTTGAACCAAGGCAAACAAACAATCGCCAGTAGTGATGTTCTCAAAGTGGCACCTACAAATCAGCAAATACTTTCTGGAAATGTAGCGAGTGTATATCGCACCAATTATTGTATATCTATGTGGGTTTACATAAATCCACAAAATCCGTCCAAAACAGCATATAATCAAGAGTCGGAGATATTTAGTTACGGATTTACCGATGCAAGTGGTGTTCAACACGTAAAACCGATGATACGTTATTATGGAGGTGGTGGATTAAATGACCAATTAGTCGAACGCGATAAATTCGTCTTTTATTTTTCGAAATATCCACCGACCAATCAATATGATACACCGAATGATACATTTTACGATGTCACTTTACCAAATCAAAAGTGGAACCAAATCGTTTTTAATTATAATCGAAATATTGTCGATTTATTTATAAATGGAGCTTTAGAAAGAAGTTTTGATATGGGAACGGTCATGACATTGCCCGAGGAAGTCGTTGTATCTAGTCCTAGTCCTAGTCCTAGTCCAGGGTCTAGTCCTAGTACAATTCTAGAGCCAGTAAGTGTATTACCTGTGTATAATGATTTAGATAATATAACAATTGGGTCTGGCGATGGATTAGAAGGAGCTATTTGTAATATTCAATATTTTAATCATCCATTATCAGCTGACCAAATCGCGTTTTCATATAATACGTTGATGTCATCTAATCCGCCAGTACCTCGTAATCCTGGCAAAACAATTACAATACAACCAAATTGAACTTGACCCAAATCTAGTATAAAATATACTAGTTATGTATAGTTTTAATTAAATATGAAAAATATGAAAAACCATCAATTATTAGTAAGTATTCTCGTCATTTTAGCAATACTGTATATTTTATATAATATGTATCATGCATATGAAAATTTCCTAGTGTATAATTCATATACAAGTAAAGTCCAAGACACGGAATATTGTGCTCAATCCGATGAAATCCCCGATTGTGTTAATAAAGGATGTACTTGGTCAAATCATAAATGTAGGACAGTGAATAATAAACCCTTGTTTTATCCATTGTTTGCGTAATAATAATATATATTCATTTTATAGAATAGTTATAAAATGGATTTTACAACAATAATTTTAGCAATCATTGTCATTGTTTTGATTTATGTGTTATATGTATATTTTGTGAAAAAGTCGTCTGTCATAGCAAGTAGTGCCAGTTTAAAAAGTGGAACTAATCAACCGATAACTACATTAAATAGTGGACAATCTACACGATATGCATATGGTATTTGGGTCTATGTGAATACATGGGATACAACTACTACAAAAACCATTTTTATGCGCACTGGAAATATTCGATTATATTTAGCGTCAAATCAACCGTCGTTATATTGTCAAATCGTGCAAAACCCTGCATCTACTCAAGGTGATATCCTAATTACTGATAATTTCCCTATTCAAAAATGGGTTTATGTAATAATTAGTTCTGATAATTCAATTGTCGATTGTTATTTGGACGGTAAATTGGTGAATTCAACCAAATTGCAAAATCAACCGGCTACACCAGGAACTGCTGCAAATAATCCAGTTATATTAGGGTCTGGCTGGGATGCATATATAGCGGGTTTTAATAATTGGAATGGACCGATTGGTCCGCAAGAGGCCTGGGATAGTTATTTGAGTGGTAATGGAAATGCAATGTCGCGATTTTTCTCGCAATATAGTGTGAATATTGCAGTGAGTAAAGATAATGTGCAACAGTCATCGTATACGATGAATATGTAGTAGGGGGCGAAGCCCCCCTACGACCCCCCACTCCTCAATGGTATCTACTCCCTCAATAAACCCCCAATTTATATGGTCTTGTATCTACGGTTTGGTCTTGTATCTACGGTTTGGTCTTGTATCTACGGTTTGGTCTTGTATCTACGGTTTGGTCTTGTATCTACGGTTTGGTCTTGTATCTACGGTTATTGGTAAGGAGGGTTCTTAAGGGAACCATTGGTTCCCTTAATTATATTCTATTAATATATTAGATTATATATTAATACAAATGAATGGACCACCAGATCAATCAAATGCAGGTGCCAGTTCAGGTATCGGCGATAAAATATCAACCGGTGTAAAAAATGTGGCTGATACTGTTTCCGGTACAGCCACTGATATGTATAATTCTGCGAGTGAAAACATATCTGGTGCATCTGAATATGTAAAACAATCTATGGATGGTTTTTCTTCAACTGACGTAGCCGAATCAGGAAGTAGTTTTTTAGAATCAAACACCATCATTGCCAAGTTTGCATTTTTAATATTAGTTCTCATTGCATTTATGTTTTTAGTAAATTTAGGCGTAATGTTAATTGGATATTTTACAAAACCAAAAGATAATCCATATTTGGTCTCAGGAACAATGAATGCTGCGAATTCGCTTACAATAACACAAGACCCTAAAAATACAAATTCAGTACAAATATTACGGTCAAATAATCAAAATACGGGTATTGAATTTACGTGGGCAGTATGGATTTTTATTAATGATATAAATCCGCCATCTAAACCACCCCAATTTTCCAATATTTTCAATAAAGGTAATGGAACATATGGTCCGGATGGATTTGCTACAGTAAATAATGGACCCGGGTTATATTTAGATAATTCCGGACATCAGTTAGTTATTGCGATGAATACCGTATCTATTAATAATCCGACCGAATATTTATACATTAAAGATATGCCATTGCGCAAATGGTTTCATTGCTCTATACGAATGGAAAATACGGTTTTAGATACATATATAAATGGAGTTATTGCCGGACGATTAATCATGCAAGATGTGCCGAAACAGAATTACGAAAATGTATATGTGTGTAATAATGGCGGATTTAATGGTAATATTGCCGATTTGCAATATTATGACTATGCATTGAGCGTTTTCCAAATAAATAACATTGTGGTTTGGGGTCGCAATACAAAGGCTTCAAATTCATCGGGTACTGCTGATGCCACTGGATTTCCGTATTATTTATCGAATTTATGGTATTCATCCAATTATTAATGGTCTAATATTAATGGTCTAATATTATAATGTAACATATATACAGTATAATATGTCAAAAGTAACACCTGCTCAACAAAAAGCAATTGCCGCAAATAATTGTTTACAACGAAAATTATATTTATCGCATATTTCAAATGTAGGTACACGTTTCGAACCCGTTTCACCATACCCCAATTATACCAAAGCTCAATTAGATATGCGCAGAAAAGCCGAAATATTACAGTATAAAGAACAGACTTATGTGTTAACTAAATCACAAAAATGGTCAAACTTAGTTAGGGCTTCATATAGACAACCATGCCCGGATAGTCAAATGAAACTTGTACCAACATCATCATCAGATGTTCCTGGTCCTGTCATATTATTGTATAATAATCTAAATATTCCACTATACAATTATACTCCGAATATTAATTACGATAATCAACTCCCAACGGTGGCTTATCCTCTATTAAATCAACCATGGGATATACATCCGGTCATTGATGTAATATGTAAACACAATGTTTATACAAAAGTTGCTGATTTAGTACTAATAAATCCAGCAGCAAGATATTATAATTTTACTATGAAAATACCGATTGCAATTTCAATTAATGCCATTGCATATAGTCCATTTTTACATACCACAACAGCATCATTCATTCAATTAAATATATTCAGTGCAAAATTAGAAGTATATTATGGTAATGTTCTTATAAATGTGACCCCCATATTAGTATCAAATTTTACGGCAATGTCATTATATATAAATGATACTATAGGTGTTTTTAATGCAAGTTCATATGTGGGATTTTTAGAAATTAATCAATTGAAATTATTAACAGCCAAACAATATGTTTATACATTCAAACTAAATTTAAATATTTCTTATATAGAATACGATTCCATGTCAAACGAAATTACAACACCCTCAAATATAAATATAATAGACGTACAATCAATATGTAATTTAAAAGATGTTAATGACCCATATTTTAACACTACCACTAATTGTATGAATATAAATCCTCCATTGCCATCATCATTTGTTCCAGCATCAATATCTGGAACTGCACTATAGTGTGTAATTGATGAATATTTACACATGTGCACCGATAAAGATTTAACCTTTATCATACCGCAAATGACACATGTGTCATTTTCAGTATGATAGATGTATACCTTCAATATTTTATGACCACGCAGTGGTCATAAAATATCAAGTAATACCGATAAAATCTTACGGATTTTATTCGGTATTATGAAGGTTAAATCCACACCCACCTTCGGTGGGTGTATGTTTTAATTCATTTATCGGTCATGGTTGCCCTTAAACAAATAAATAGGACGCTATTGAAAAGCATTAGCGTCCGAATTTAAATTTTCAAGGGTATAAATCATTTATCGCATAGTAATTCGCGTTGTACATAATAATCGATTGATTTCGTCGTTTCGAATTCACGTTGCAATGTTTGTTGCATATAATCTGGCAAAATAACATCTGTATATGACCCGCCACGACAATCATCTTGTCCAAACATTTGCATGAACATTTTTACGTGTTTATCGACATCATATAAATCAATATTTTCCATTACATATACAATATTTTGCGGAGCATTTATCTTGGCATATTCATACAATTTCACACAATCTTTCAAAATTTGTTCGCGTGGTTTTTTGAATGTAGCATGTAATAATATTTTGTTATTTTCAAGACCGACAAAATATAAAAACAATGGCATTTTAGACGGGTCTGTTTTGACCAGAGATGTTTCAAGATGCGTGTTTTCTGTTTGCAATTTGTCTAATTCATGTAAATGTTCACATGCTTCTTCAAAAGAACTATCAGACCCGGACAATGAAATCGATTTGTGATTTAACCATTCAAACTTTTTGAAAAACGTTTCTTCCCAAGAAAATGCATTCGAAGTTGGCATTACATTCATAGATTTTTCCATAGATTTTTCCATAGATTTTTCCATAGATTTTGGGTCAATTGTATTATCCGTATTTGTAGCATTATCTTGCACTATTATATTTTTGGGCTCTTGGGATTTTGAACAAAAATTAATTCGATAATTCCAAGAAAAACATCCACAGTTTGAAGTATTCACCGTATTATTAGATGCGTCAATTACTGAAGACATAACAAATATTATATATAGAGAATATTTGTTATATGTTTTTTATATTAAATATATTATTTATTTCAACAATCATATGAATTATATTGATTTGAATTATCGCTAAATCCATCTGCTTGTTTACCTAGTCTAGTTGTGAAACAATACCATTTGTCAGCTTCTTGAAATCGTTTCCAGACTTGGTCATTTGCATAAATCCAATGTTGCATTGTCTCCTCTAACTTTGGCATTGCCCATTCATATAATTCAATCAATTTATCATAATAATGTTGGTTCAAAATATAAGCAGATGCACTGTGCGTTTCATCGGCTTTGATTAAAAATGGCAACTCAGGTACGACATTTCCCCTCTGTAAATTATATGCTAAAAAACATACGTCGAAGTCCGGTTTTTCGCTAAATAGTTTTTGAATATTTTCTTCGACCACTTCTTTTGACTCTAAAAATATGAAATCGTCTTCTAAAATCAAGACATTTTTATATCCACGTTCTTTTGCCAATTTAAATACAGCCAAATGTGATTTACCGCATCCCACAATACCACACGGCGGTTCATAATAAATTGCTGAAAAACGCTCGAATGGTATATCCATTCTAGTCAATTCATTTTCAATGGCTTCTCGTCGGTCAGTGCGCTTGTCTAAATTTATGTAAAACACATGGTCAATATTATGTGTCATATTAATACTATTTATTGCGAAATTTATTTATTACCTTTATTATATTTATTGTAAATCTTTATCGGTGTACATATTATAGAATTAGTGGTCGAATGTCATCCTTAATTGTACATATTGCCGGATTAACTGCAATTAATTCATCGAGACCTTATTTTAGGAAACATGTATTGAATACATTAGAATCGCATGATTATTTATTCATTAATGGATTTTTTATTACAATTGCAATGAGCATGTATTTTGTGTATTTATATTTATCTGACCCGAAATCAGTTGTTAAAACTTATAAAAATTGTTGTCGATTAACATATAGTCAATTATTTTCACTGTCTATTTTATCTATTTTTGCATTACTTGGTACATTATTAATTATTGATGCTGATAAAAATCATAACACGCCTTCGATGAATTATATTATTTTCAAATCAATTTCGATGATTTGTTTGTTCTTAATTGGATATTTTGTATTTGAAGAAATATATAATTGGAAACAAATTGCTGGAATAATATTGATAATTATGGGAATAACGGTGTTGATAATGTATCCTCTTTAACCTTTATCGTACCACTGCGCAGTAAATGACACATGTGTCATTTCACTTCGTAGTAGTAAGATAAATGTATACCTTCAATATTTTATGACCACTGCGTGGTAAATGTTCGCTCGCAGAGCGAACATCCACTTACTGCGCTTAGTCATAAAATATCAAGTAATACCGATCATTTCATAGTAAATCCGTAGGATTTTATTCGGTATTATGAAGGTTAATGGAACCTACGGTAGTTTCACAGTCTTAAGAACCCTCCCCTTTGAGTAAATTTATCAGTTAAAATTGATTATTATAAATATAAACTATTTATAATAACATATCCATAATAACATATCCATAATAACATATCCATAATAACATATCCATAATAACATCTATAAAATGTTTCGTCCATTATTTCATCGTCTCAAAAAACATAATCCATTGCCAAAAAATATACTAGTTAAACATTATAGTTATAATAATAATTGGCCCAATGATGATGACCATTATAAAAAAACCATGTGGTTTTTATTTGCAGTATACTTATTTGTAAGAGAACCGGCTCAGCGTCCACCTCCTAGTCCATATACATAGTCTGTTCACACAAATAAAAATATGTTCACACAAATAAAAATATGTTCACACAAATAAAAATATGTTCACACAAATAAAAATACAATTTTACAAAATATACATATTTTTATAAGTTTATTATTTTTATTGATTATATTATTTTACAGTATTTTTATTGATTATATTACATTGTTGCATCCGCTTACACTATTGCCTCTGCCCCGACATATTGAGTATCCTCGTCCTCCTCATCATCATTGCTTCCATTCGGCTCCGGATGTGCATCATCATACTCCACATCATCATTATCGCTGTCTTCGTCGCCAGGCATTGTGAATGAAAATGCGTGATGATAATGGCGGTTAAATGTTCTGCTTAAATCGGGACGAACGCGGTCCAGCATGCGCGCTAAACATATTTCCAATTCGAATGCATCATTTTTGACATCTTTTAATTCAGCAATCAGCTGATTGCTGAGATTAGACTTAGCCTCCAGTTTTTTGTATGCCTCAGTCAAATTCGCGACTTGTTGCTCCAATGCAGCTTTTGCAGTTGCCAATTGGTGTACATTGAGTGATGCATCGGCCGTCGGAATAGGCGCTACGTTGATTTTGAGAGACAAATATCTTGGGACTGGTTTGCCACCCACTGTATCCATAATCTGCAAGACCTTATTGTTTCGCGTTTTGTCAATGGCGCTGGCCAATTTCCACGCACCCTTGGTTTCTAATGTTTGGCGAAAATTGCGAACATGCGGAGTGTCATTCCAATAAGACATATGTACAAATGCTGATTTTGTTGGAGGGGCATTTCCGACGCTTTGTCTAGTTACATAGTCAATGCGACTAACTTGCCCTAATTCCAAATTGGTTTGGACTAGCCATTCCAAAACAAATTCGTGCATTGGTGTTGTTCCATCCTCTTCTCGTCCAATCATGCCATCCAAATAGAGTGTATCTGGAATTTGCGGAATGTAAATGCTGGTCCAGTCAGTTTCCTTGAGTTCAAGACGGGTTTTAGGGTTTACTGGTACTGGTAATGGTACTGGTACCATTTCTGGAGTGGGCTTTTGTAAATGGACTGTATCCTGGCGCTGAATGCGCCCTGGCATAGGAGCCGCCGATAATTGTTGAGTTAGTGGAGAAGACATTGTTATAAGCTGGAAAGTTGATAATGATATTCTTTGTGAGAAAAGTATCATTAAATAATTTTGAAATTGACCTTTCAATTTTCTAAAGAAACTTATGAATAAATAAATATTTACTGTAATTTTATTTAATTATATACTGGTGGCATTCTGACCATATTTGGCTGCATAGGAGGTTGCATATTATTCATATTTGGCTGCATAGGAGGAGGTTGCATATTATTCATATTTGGCTGCATAGGAGGTTGCATTCTTACCATATTTGGCTGCATAAGAGGAGGTTGCATAATAGGAGGTTGCATAAGAGGAGGTTGCATAGGAGGAGGTTGCATAATAGGATTAGGTTGCATCCGCATTTGCACTCCATAAAATTGCGGTGGAGGTGGTGGTGGCAAACCCCAATTCATTGTACCATTAGCATATGGTGGTGCAAGTTGATTTTGCAGTTGATTTGGTTGTTGGCTAGTATTTTGACCATTAAGACCATTAAGACCATTATCCGGTTGCAAATTTAAACAATCTTGTTGATTATCATACACTTGACCCGACATACATTGTGTCGGGTCTTGTACTGTAATACATCCTCTACGTCCAGCATTTTCACCTACCAAACACCAAGATGATTTATTTGAAGAAATAGCAGATTGTATTAAACTACTAACTTCATCAGATACAGGATTATTTGGCACATATACAGAAGGAGTATTCAATGCTTGGTCAAAATTAGGCACTTCTACTGGAATGGGTTGCTCTATTATTAACGGACTTGCCGCTAACATTTCTCCATCCAATTGCTGTTGAACCGGTAAATTACCATTCACATTACTTGCACCGCGAAATAAATTACCAACAGAATGTGCGGTTCCATCCATAATATCAATACCCGTTTTAGCCGTATCTGAAACTATATTTGCCGTTCCATTAATTATAGTTCCAGTAGTATAGCCGAATATACTCAATACATTCGATATTAATGGACCAATTAATGCTGTTAAAAATTGTATTATTCCGCCAAAAATGATTAATATATTTACTCCTAAAAATGATAAAATCAATAGTACTGCTAATATAATAATGGCTAAATTCTGAGGAGACATATAATGTGTCCAACCTTTAGACATATTATCAGTATCTGAAACACTGTTCATTTCATTTTCATACGGCATAGAATTTGTATTAAATCCGACGTTTGTATCTGTTTCATCATTATTATTGATTGATCCACCCTTTTTTGATTTACCCATTATTCAAATAATTTTACGTATAATATATTTGTACATAATATTTTTACAAAATAGTATATCTCTCTTTCGTTAAAACATATTAGATAATTTATAATATTAGTATAAAAATGGGCGTTTTTAATTTCATCGAAACTTTCTTTTTCATTAGTTTAGGCATTACGTTTATATTAATTTTACTCTTGGTATATCACTTTAAACAACGTCTTAGTGCTGTTGAACAAAAAGGGGATACGATGTTTGATATTATGAATAATATGGTAAAAGAAATGGGTGTTATAAAAACAATTGTATTGCAACGCAGTCCGCCAACAATGCCTTTTGCATTCCCAACACAAGCCCCGCAATCAAATTTAAATAATATGTTTAATCGAATGGTTGATGCTCCATCTATGGCATTAAATACGGTCAAGGAAGATGATGAGGATGATGGTGATGAGGATGATGGTGATGATGAAGATGAGGATGATAAGGAGGATGCGGATGATGATGATGATAGTTCCAGTTCCAGCTCTAGTTTATCTGATGACGATGATAGTGATGATGACTTGTCTGAACACTATGCAGAAAATCCAACCGATGATAATATTAAAGTCATTGTATCTGATGATGAAAATTCGATAAATATCGAAATCATCGAACCATCTAGTAAATTATTAGAAGTACCTACTATAAATATTGATGAAAGTTTAGCAAATAATGAAGTAGATATTGTAACTGATATAATTGAAGTTGATAATGACGACAAATCAGTTGTTTCAGCTATTACTGCTGATAATATTGCGGTAGATACATCGGCTTTATCTATAACTGAAAATACACCAGTTTCTACATCATCTTCTTCTAATTTTGATGACTATAAAAAATATAGTTTATCCGCATTAAAATCATTAGTTTTAGCAAAAGGTTTAGCGACTGATGTTAGTAAAATGAAAAAACCCCAGTTATTAGAACTACTAAGGTAGGTAGGGGTCTTAAGGAAACCGTAGGTTCCTTTAATTAGGGAGGGATCTTAAGGGAACCGTAGGTTCCCTTAATCCCTTAATTATATGTGTATAGTATAATATATAATTAATGTTTTCTTATCCACAATCCTCTCCAATTTCATGTGCATTTCCCGTCATTCATGAAACTCTACCTCGCTCAAAACTAGGTTATGACACAAATCCGGTCTATCCCGAATTTCCACCCATGATGACTGATGGTCGCGCATTAATTGCCTCATACCAGCCAGAATCGATATTAAATGCCAATTTAATTCATCAAAACGGCATTAAATCCAATTGGCAATATCGCAAATTTTTAACTGAAAATTCGACGAGTATTGCTCAGCAGAATTTCAGAGAAGCATGTAATGATGTTGGGTATTTTGAACGTTTTTTACCAGGTGAAATGGGTAATCAAGACCCAATTACTCATACACCTTACAATTATTCGTCTTATATGGATACGGCTAAACCCCAAGGATATGCCAATAGTGATTTGAAAGATATGTATTTATCGCGCGAACAATTGAATGCTAGAAAAACTTCACCTGCAATTACCCAAGCTCAATTATTTAAAAATTTAATGGGTTAATTGTATTTTGGTACAGATGTAAATATAAAAATGCTCAAAATATTCATAAATGTTAATAATACACACATAAATGCTCCAGTAACAATAATTATTACTCCCAAATTACGTATAATTACCCATCGTTCAAATTTACACATACTAGTTAAACATATTGGACAATTTTGACGTTGTTTTATCCAATCCATCATACATGTTTCGTGAATATGTATGTTGCAATTACAATTCATATAATACTCAATTCCCGAGCTATATTCGAATAGTGCATTCTTGGACACTATCGTTTTTTTCTGGTCATTGTCCAAGATTTCTAGACAAATTAAACATTCATTATTAAGGGAACCGTAGGTTCCCTTACGATCCCTCCCTTGCAAAGAACCCGGTACACTTTGAAAATCCCTCCCTAACAAAGAACCCGATGCTTCACTTTGAAAATCCCTCCCTAACAAAGAACCCGGTAAATCCATTCTTTCATCAACAAGTGGGTCCAGCTCTATCACATCCAAAACTATTTCGTTATGTACATTGTTTGACCTTTTCATTTTATTTTTACTATATTTACTATATTTAGTTAACCTAGGTGGCATAAATTTAAATGCTTATATAATTACAACTGATATAATTATTTATATTGCCATATAACTGCATAAATATATCAAACATTAATTTATAATTAACTGCTATAATAATGAAACTCATCAGTTTTGATATAGGTATTAAAAACATGGCATATTGTATTTTCACCATTTCACCAGAGAATAAAACAGTAAGTGTCCAAGATTGGAATATTTTGAATTTAATGGACCTAGAAAACACGATAATCAAGAAAACATGCTCTTGCCAATTGGCCGGAAAACCGGCAAAAAAGAAGGCGATATTGTCAAACAATATTATCAAAATATGTGGAAAATCGGCCAAGTACGAAAAAAGGGACCAAACATTTTGCGAAATGCATGCTAAAAAACACGCCTCTGAAAATCTTGGTTATATTATTCCAACTAAAGAAATCAGTCCTCCATCTTTGAAAAAGTTGTCCAAGGAGGAATTAATACATTTAGGAACAATCAAATATCCCATTTTTTCGGAAAGTCAAAAAAGTACTATCAAAACCAAGAAAGCATGTTTAGACGTTTTATTGCCCTATTTCCAAGAGCATTGTTTTGTTCCAATCTTGGTTAAAAAGGGTAAAGGTGCAGGTGAAGTTGATTTAATAACTATTGGCAGAAATATGCGCGACCGATTAAATGAGCTTTCGCAAAATCAACTAACTGACACGAGACTAACTGATACGAGACTAACTGATACGAGACTAACTGATACGAATTGTCACATTATTATGGAAAACCAAATATCACCTTTAGCTGGTCGGATGAAAACTGTCCAAGGAATGCTTACACAATACTATATTATGCAAGAACAAAACAATCAGTCGATACATATCGAATATATTTCATCGGCAAATAAACTCAAAGATTTAGTAGTTGTACCAGATAAATCTGACAAAGATAACTCTTGTGATAATTCAGTCAGTGTCCAAGAAAAGTATAAACAACACAAAATCGATAGTATTCAAATATGTACCCGTTTTTTGACAGAAAATCCCGACTTAACTTCTCCTTCTTGGACAACTAACTTTAGTAATTCAGGAAAGAAGGATGATTTAGCCGATTGTTTCTTGCAAGGTATATGGTATTTGAAACGTGAAAAAATAATATCATATGCGGAGAACTTAAAAATAAATATTGTATAGTTATCATAAGTCGAATTTAAGGAATATAATCAATACAACAAATAAAATATGGAAGTCATTGATATTGGATTAAACGACCTTGAGCCTGTGACATTTAGTTTCCAAGATGAAATGAATGATCCAAAACCATCGGTCAATTTTGGCCCTGGAATTGAATTATTGATGAATGAAAAGAAAATGTCGGGTTCTACAAATACAAATGTAGATTTAGGCGATTTAGACCGATTGGAAAATGAATTGAATGAATTATCTGGCGAAAAATCAAAATCTGGTGGTGGTGGAGGTGAAACGAAAACATTGAGTGGTTTTTCGAATTTATTTAATTGGGGAGGAGGGAGCAAATCGGCTACTCCCGCTAATTCTTCTTCTTCGAGCCATGATGACAGCGGCTCTAATTTGGGGCAAGCAACTAAAGAGAGTATTGGTACGACCAAGACATGGGATGGATTTGGCAAAATGGGTGATATTCCCGGTGCAAATGCTCCCAGAATGTCTGATAGAGAAAAGCGCAGAAAGAAACGCGCCATGCTCAAGAAATTGGACGAATGGTATGAAAAAGGTCAAACAAAACACAGCAGTCATTTTACCATGGACTCTTCTTACGAAGAAATCGAGGATGAATATGAGACTGTTATGGATGATAAACGCAAAAAGGATGGCGTGAAACTCCAAGGCTGGTGGTTTATGACTTTTGTCAATTCTTTGGAATATGCAAATGCGGTGTTTGACCCCTTTGGCCTGAATTTGGATGGATGGGGTGAGCAAATTAGTGAGGATATTGAGAGTTATGAGGAGATTTTTAGCGAGTTGCATGAAAAATACAAGGGCGGCAAATTATCACCCGAAATCTCACTCTTATTGCGATTAGGGTTCAGTGCAGCAGTACTAAATATAACCAATAAAGCCCTTTCAACTGCTACACCCGGATTTAATGATGTCATTCGCCAAAGTCCCGAATTGATGAAGATGTTTACGAATGCTACTGTTCAGAGCATGAACCAAAATAGTCCTGGATTTGGATTTGTGAATAATGTTTTGCATCCGGAAGAGCAGGCCAAGACGTCTTTTGGTCCTCCTCCTGCACCCATTGAAACGAAGACACAGGCGCCTCCGGCTAGACCAGGAATGCATTTTACACAGGCTCCTGGAAACCGACCCGATATTTCCATGGGTCGAGGAACTATGTTTAAGGAAGGAGGTGTAGATTTGACAAATAATTATGAAAATGTGATGCAACAGGACCGTTCAACTCGCCAACCTCCTCCACAGCAACCTCCTGCAAATTCTATGCAAGGCCCTCGTCAAGAAATGCGCGGACCTCAGAATATGGATTTGAATGGACTTCTATCTGGACTAAAAACAAAAGAGATAAATATTCATGAACAACAATCACAACAACAGCAAAATCATTTAAATCAAATGTTTGCTACCACTGTTGATGAGAACGACTCCATGGTTAGTATCTCATCTTTGAGAGATAGTCAAAATAATGTGATGCCAAAACGTTCTAATAATCGCCGAAAACAAAAGTCGGATAGGAATACGATTTCTTTGGATATTTAATTAAGGGGGCTGCGCCCCCTTAAGATCCCCTACAATAAATGGGCTGCGCCCCCCTTAAGATCCCCTACAATAAATGGGCTGCGCCCCCCTTAAGATCCCTTACAATAAATGGTCTGCGCCCTCTTAAGACCCCTACAATAAAAAGGGGTTCTGCTATTGCATTGATAAATATTTACACCTTTGCGCATTAAAATGTGCAAAGGTATAAAATGACCTAGATAATGTTATTTTTGTAGCTGATTTATATCTTTGTGCATTTACTATGCACACAAAAGGGAAGGGTCTTTAGCAACTTACGATTTCCCTAATAATATGCAGTAGTTGAAGGTAAATTTTCCAACTGTTCATAAAAAAATCGGATAAAATTTTGCGTTCCTCCTACATTTTCAATATGAATATGATTACCATATTGATTATTATTTTTTATAGGGTCGCGTGTAATCAAATCAAAATCCAAAACACAAATTTTGATATTATCTATATATATAATTTTATTATGAAATTCAACATTCGACCCTTCTAAAATAATTGGTTCATCCGTTACTGTATAATCAGAATGCTTAGTAATATAATTCATCAATGTTATTTGGTCGCTATATGAATTATATTTTTTAGATAACATATGCTCATATATCTGTTGTATGAAATCAATACATGTTGGTTTTAAAATATAAAACCCAGTACATAGACCAAACCCTAATTTGGAACTGCAATCTTTTGGCATTGCATTTGCACCATAATGTTCAGTCGAAATTATCATATCATAATCCATATTAATTATTGGTGTAATATTTTTCTCTATTATTAAATCTAAATCACAATGTACGACAGGAATATTATATTTTTGCAATATTTGAATATTATGTTTTAATCTATAAATATCCCACCAAGCATAATCATCTCGAGAAATATTACTATCATCAATATCTACAAGTTCTTTCATATTAGTTTCATCTAAAATAACAATCTCTGCATTTGTAGTTTTTTCATTAATTCGTTTTTGCCAATGCTCTCTAATAGGTTCAAATTTATCACCAATACACAATGTTGTTATAAAATATGATGGATTATTATTTTGAAATGTCTCTGTAAAATAAATATGTCGAGTAAAATAATAAATGAATAAGGTCAATATTAAAATTATACAAAATATATACAAAAAATTGTATTTTATTTTTTTATAAGTCATTTATTTATTTGTAGATTATAAATTATTTAGAAAATATCAATATAAAAATTAGCATTCATATGTATGCACAATATTTTTGCATATCAAATATGCAAAAATAAAAATAATCTTTCAAAAGTGTAAATATTCATCACTTATTAAAAATTAAGAAACTTATCGTAATAATTCATCAATTCTGGTTTATAATGACTTGCAGCATTTTTATAATCCTCAACTATATATAAAAATATCTGTTTTTCAACATCAAATGATTTGCACGTATCTTCGGTAATATTATAATTCGACCTAATTAAAAACGATTTCAAAACCGCATTACAACAATCAAATGCTTCACTATAATACCCAAAATTAATATATCCTCTCAATGGCACCCAATATATATAATGAACATTTACAGTTGGGCATAAAATATTATTCATAATTTCATTATAGTCGCCATAACCTCGTACAATATCATCTGGAAATTCATCCAATATTTCAAAAAATAACATTTCTTCACCATGTCCATATCCCATTTCAGTAGTTTGTACAAATAGTTCTTTTACACGAGGCAAAATCAGCTTTCCGGCTCTTGCTCCGCATACAAAAAAACCACCACTAACTACAAAATGATATCTAGAATAATATTCGCGCTTATTTTCGGGTAATTTGAATTTTTTATCATATACATTCAATACTTGAATATGAAATTTATCATCCGTTACTTGATTTAATAAATTAGGCAAAAAATGAATATGATATTTTTTACAAATTCGAATAGTATCTTTTCCCAAAAATGCATCTATCCATCCAAAATGGGTGGTATTAAATGGATTACTTTCGATAGTTTGCAAAATAAAATCGGCTTTATTGCATACAATTAAATGCGACTCAGCACTAGTACGTTCATCACGAGTTGGCCAATATTTTTCGCGATTTTGTTTTACCATATCTAAATACTTAAAACTCCACAAATCATTCTTTTCAAGTTCAATATATTTTGTGCAATGGCCATTTCCATATTGTTCGCGTTTTTGTCGCAAAATGGGAATTGTTTCTTTATCTCCGTATATTACCAAATATACTGAGATTGCCATTAATGAATTAGTGGCGTCTAATACTTCATTCAATGAACGACCATCATTATTTAGTTTAAAACATGCAGTAGTTAGTGTAAACGTAGTATTTATCATAATAAAATGCTACTATAAAATGCTACTATAAAATGTTAATATAAAAGCTATATATTTTCATTTTATATATTTTATTTTGATATATATTTATTATTCATGTATAATATATTTATCAAGCTAATATAAATATAAAATTGATTTAAATATATTATGACAATACACTTAACTTATAATATTCTAAATTATTAATAATGACTGACACAAGCTCAACTTCTACTGATATGTCTGGATATAAAGATTTCGAAAAAGTTATTCATAATATGTCAAACACATACACATATGTGTCTATTCCAGTTATATATGCATTCAATGGACTGCATTATTTTATATATAATGCTTTTGTTTGGATAACTAATCTATGGACCACATTTTGCAACATTTGGACTACAATTTGCAAAATTTGGACAGCATTTTGTGAAAATGCATTCGTACAAAAAATTGCACTTAATCTGCTGTGGTTATGGAGCGGAACATGCTTGAAGGTGGAGCAATGGCTTCAACAACTATATGATAGCGATTATGTTGTACGAGTATATGCTGACTACATTTATAATGTATATGAACAAGTAGTACGTTTATTTGAACGACGATTGCGCGAACCTGAGGCCGACAGTTGGATAAATGTATGCACGACTAAATACAATGCCAATAATAATGATACGATTTATTTTGAAACATATAAAATATTACAAAATCTGGGTCAAGATGAACTTAAACAATCATTTGTCGATGCTTTCACGGGTGTCTCTCCTTTTGATGCAAATGAAAATCAAAGTTGTCGAGATACTATAATTGTGATGAAAACTGGCGATGCATATACTGTACGATTATGTAAATTGGGTAATAATGTTGGAGATAATGATGCACCAAAATTAGATATAGTTGAATCGTCATATGGACTATTATCGGTGACATATAGTAATCCTAAAATGTCTGAACAAATTATGCTGAATATTCCCAAGGAAATGTATTTAGTTGGTAATCAACTATTCTCACCGGCTTTTGTGTATAGACTTTTGGCATATCAAAATAAACGATTTGAGTTTGATTTGAATTATACTATTCATTTGATTGACAATAATATTAATCAATTTCAATTGAATAGCCGAGAATATTTGATCGTGGATGAAGATGATGGATTAGTTAGTCAAATTCAATAAGTTAGTCAAATTCAATAAATGTATATAATTTATTCGGTTTATGTTATCCTATTGAGGAAACTATTTAAAGTTTTTATCTGTTAATATATTACGGGCGAAGATACAATGGATACAATGAGTATTCCTAACCCACAACACAACCTGATTGGTAAATGGAATTTGTATTACCATTTACCACACGATAAGAATTGGGACCTTTCTAGTTATAAAATCATTTCTGGCAATATGAATACGGCCGAGCAATTGATTGCGATTAATGAAGGACTGCCCGAGAATATTGTGAAATATTGTATGTTGTTTGTCATGCGCAGTGGAATTACACCGATGTGGGAGGACCCTAAAAACCGTAATGGTGGATGTTTTTCATTCAAAGTGGCAAATAAACAAGTACCGGCAGTCTGGAAAACCCTCTTTTATGCGTTGTGCGGTGAAACGCTGTGTTTAGACAAAAAACACAATTCCTTGATAAATGGAATTACTATCTCGCCCAAAAAGAATTTTTGTATAATTAAAATTTGGCTAGTGAATTGCACTGTCCAAGATCCTAATATTATTATACCTATTACCAATTTATCGAAGCAGGGATGCTTGTTTAAGAAGCATGCGCCTGAGTTTTAAAAAATTATAATAACTGTGAATTTATATTACCATAAATGGTTATATAAATATTTACCATAAATGGTTATATAAATAATTATTTTGTTTTTCTGTTATGTGACTGCTTTTTTCTATGAGTTTTTTTATGACGGCGCATGGTTCGTCTGTTTAATTTTCCACCATCTTGCGTGTTTTCAGATAATGTTATAGTAATAGTACATTTTGATTTATCCTTATCCATTTTAAAATCATATTCTCTAAACTTATTCATATTTTTAAAATCTTTAGTTGTGAGTTTAAAGACCCCGAATTTTTGTGTAATATTAGCAACTTGATATATTTCAGGTTCTACTTCCTTAATTATAATATCAATTTTCTCTTGTAATTGTCCATCGACATTATCATCAACTTTTTTATTTCCACCAAATATAGCCTCTCGTGTTTTTTTACTACGAGATTGTCCTCTATCACCTGGATTAATATCACTTACATCTGGTGTCAAAAACGTTTCTTTAAATTCACGACCTATTGCTCTGGCAGTTTTCATACCCATACGACCCATTGCTTTAATACTTCGTTTAAACGCGGATTTATGTCTAGCAATATACATACTACCATTCATTGTTAATGCAACCATTTGTAAATAATATCTTAATCGGTCATGTCTTATTTTTAAAATATAATAATTATTATCATTATCATTATCGAGATATAAATATAATTTAGACTTAGAATTGTGATATAAATTGTTTTTTGAAGCAATTATAGTATATGTACCTTTAATTTCAGTTTCATAATGCTTAGACTGTCTTGTACCTTCAAAATCTATAGTGATGCGGCCACATGTTGTAAACTGGTTGTCTCTAGTCGATACTACTGCTGTCGTGGTCGACGAATTGTTCTGCATCGATACGTTAGATCCCTGCGTGTCTGGTTTTTCCATGTCTTCCAAGATTTTACTATTAAACTTACTTGGATAATTTTCCACCAAGTCTATTTTAACGGCCTTCCATAAATCCCGTAACTCTTTATCCGTTGGGTTATACTCTTTTATAATTTGTATAGCTTGTTTACTTGTCTCTTTCCATGCGTTATATTTGTCTTCAGCATCAAATTCATTTTTGTTAAGTATATCTTCAATAATAAAAAAATCATCGTAATAATTATTTATTTCAAAGTACGCTTTTTTAAAGTTCGACATCTAATTCTTCAATTATATATGATGAGTAAAATCTTATTATAATATAATCATATAATTATTTAAACTCGTAATTTTTATTTTACCAAGCATTTCATAGTAAATCCGTAGGATTTTATTTGGTTAAGTATGTCAAGAAATTATGAAGGGAGGGATTTTAAGGGTTTACCACTACGCAGTAGTCAGCCCGTAGGTTCTTTTACACCTTTGCACATTTCAACCGCCGACAAAGTCGGCGGAAATGAGTGCAAAGGAAACGTTACCATGCGCATTACAAATGCGCAAAGGTGTAATAAGGGAGGGATTTTAAGGGAACCTACGGTTCCCTTAATCCCTTAATTAAGATGGCGGCAAAGGCGCCAAACACAATTTAATTTCGCCTAAAGATGCCACATCGTATTTCACAATTAATGGCAAATCATTGCCTAAATACATTTCTAAATGGCTACACAACGGCGTACATTTGATAAAATGTGCCAAGCTTTTCAATGAAAATTCGCCCTGAATAATCACTGACGCATCAGGCTTCTGAATAAACTCCATATATCCATCCGACTCTGAACGAAAAATGCGAGAGCTGGCAAAATTACCTTCACATGAAAAAATCAAATCATTACCGACCGACTTAATTTCAATACGGTCTGAAATACCATTCAAATCGCGGATAATCTTTTGAAAATCAGCCGTCGGCAAATTAATGACTGTACTGTATTCTACATCGGGAACCACCAATTCCTCCGTATCGGGCTCTATTAGACGCAATTTCTGACTATAACATTGCTTAATATCCCCATTATCATATTGGAGACCTAAATGCGAAACAATCCCATCATGATAGTCATCATTATCAATGTACATTGATAGCGTATCATCATTCGACATGGTTGAAATCACTTTAAACAAATGCAGGGTATTTGCACAAACGATGATTTTATCCGGATTACACGTATATTTTTCGAATTTATGGGCGTGCAAAATAACATTGACCAAGATTGTATGAGTTTTGTCGAAATTGATGATTTTAAGTCCAGACTTGGTGTATGTAATTGTAGCATCTGTCAAAATATCCTTGATTGCCGTAATCATATTACGAATAGGTTGGATTTGGACAGTTTTAATGGTTAATACATTATTTGCTTCGTTCATTTATTGGATGAATAATGAGAGATTATATAAAAACAAACGCATTTGTTTTTATATTTTGTTTTTGTTATATTATAATTAAGGGAACCTACGGATTTCACTTCGTATACCCTTAAAATCCCTCCCTTACTAAAGGAACCTACGGTTCCCTTAAAATCCCTCCCTTACTAAAGGAACCTACGGTTCCCTTAAAATCCCTCCCTTACTAAAGGAACCTACGGTTCCCTTAAAATCCCTCCCTTACTAAAGGAACCTACGGTTCCTTTAAAATCCCTCCCTTACTAAAGGAACCTACGGTTCCCTTAAAATCCCTCCCTTACTAAAGGAACCTACGGTTCCCTTAAAATCCCTCCCTTACTAAAGGAACCTACGGTTCCCTTAAAATCCCTCC